TGTCTCCTGCCAGTTCCAGGAAGCTTTCAAATACATCATAGTTAGTAATAGTAATTCTATTACATTGCATCTGATCAATAGTTTTTATAATATGCACCTGCAATTCTTTGTTTGAATCAAAGTAATTTTTATAGTCAGCAATGAATGCTGAAATGTGCAGGTCGCAGGTCATAATAGATGGCAAAAAGCCGATTAGCAAGCTTCCGCCATGATGCAAATTTTTAGTCTGTACTACAGAATCTGACTTTTGAAAATTGAATAACTTTATATTTCTCTGAGCAATTGAATAAATTTCTTTTTGAGTAAAGTCAACTCCCTTTGACCAATCAGTGGTGCCGCTGGAAGAACTTACAAGCCCAACACAATCTTCAGTGGCCCAAATTGGGGTAGGATCAGAATTATCATCATACTCTTTTTCACTGATAGCATGACTACAGTAGTTGAAAATCATACCGTGCCAGGGTCTGCCATCTTTTTCTTCAAATTTATGTGTGAAAATATCACTGTCATACAAGGTGAATTTTGTAGGGCCACGTAATGCAATTTTACAATAGGGCAAGGATTCTTTGGTGGCTGGCATGTCTGCTACAATCAGCTTTAGTCCCAGTTCTAAACAAGCAAATACACAGGCCATGTGGTTGGCGCTGATGAATATCTGTATCAATGCTACTGAGTCTCCTTTTTGGGCACCGTGCCTTATAAGGGTGTTTTTGATCTGATCAATTCTCTTACATAACAAATTATAACCAATCCAATTATTTGTAAATGGGTTGTAGACTTTGATGTCTTTGTTAATTATATCTCTGGTAATTATATTCATATTTTTCAACTGTGGACTTTGAATTGTAAGCAGTAGTGCAACTTAGCTTACTTATAGTTAGATTTTGATTGGATCATGCCAGAGTAATACTCTGATAATTGTGCTATGTTACGAAGTCTAAGACTTTGGCGTCATTAGTGACAAGATACCAGCATACTTGACATGTCTATCTTCTAGTCCACGTAGGCCGCTGTTGATAGGTTTAGTTACTTGGGCAGTATTACTAAAGTTAGTGACCTTGGGTGCAACTTGTTGTTGCCAGAACCATACAGCTACCTTGGCCGCAATGTCTGGATTTTCAACCAATTCAGGTTGTGCTTCTAATGGCAAGCCTAGAGCCTTGCCTGCACGTTTGTAATTGTCACGGCCAGTCAATTGAATGTATCCACGTCCATGATACTTGGCACCGTCGCCGATTTGCGTGTTACCTAATATTTTTGCTTTGCGTGGATTATGTTTAAGATCGTATTTTTTAAAATCAAGTTTGCCGCCCTTTTCTTTCAGGCTAGAAAAGTTAGCAGTCTCATGAGCACATTGTGCTATGAACTGCGCTAATTCACTGCCACGCATACCAGAGGCTCTGGCTGCTTGTATTAATACTTTTGCTTCAGGTTTTAGTATTAACTTAGTAGCGGCTTGCGTTTCTGCTGGAGTAGCAGGTGCTGATGATACTTGCTTGGTTATTGCTGGGCGTTCTTGCGGAGCAGTCTTTGCGTCAGATGTTTGTGGTGCCAATGCGGCTGCACCCATTGCGGCACCTGCTACCCAATCTTTCCAACCTTCTTCTAGGTCTAAATCTAAATGACGATCGTCAACTGGGTTAATTATTTCTGATATACGCATATGATAGTTATTTTAAACCAGTTCTATTAGACCAAATACACTACCGTCTTCGTTGCTATACGCAAGGTAATTTACGTGCGGATCATCAACTACATTGCTAGATCCAAACCAGTGGTCCAAGCGTTCTTGATCTGTGACTTCTACCCAAGACCCGGTGCCATCACGTAATCCATCAGTTTCATTTGGTACCCATTTTTGTGTAACACAAGTGTTTATATTATACCACCAAATGTTTTCTGATGGTATGGCAGGTTCTGTAAGTCCTGAATAAACTTGCTGACTTGTGCTAAAATATAAGTTAGTGCCAAGTGGATGCTCGGTTCGTCTTGCAATGCCTTCTGCACCTGGTAAGCCGTTTGCATCTTCTAGCAACTCGCTGGTTTCTAGTCTGCTTAATCCAAGATTAAAAGGCTGACTAGTGTTTGGTGTTAAGTTGGCATTTACTTTATAAATGTAAAACTCAGGTGCAAGGGTTGTTCCTAAGTGGTCGTAGCTTGGAATATTTAAAATGTTTACATATGATCTACGAAGCTTGACAACAGGACATCTATCTAGGTATACATCTTTACGCCCATTGATTATTTGTTCACTTGTTACACCATCAACTGCCCAACATTGTCTATCTTCAATCCATACAAAGTTAAAATTCACAATAGGTGGATTTAAATCTGCGTCAGCTGTTGGATCTCCACCTGCATAGTTTTCATCACCAGATACGATGTCTGCTGTATATCCAACTAACTTTCCACAGTAGTCATATATTGCTTCTTTTTGTGCAAACAAAGGATCCTGCGGAGTCAATGCTGTAACAGCAAGTGCATACAAATCTGGGCCAAGCATACCTGGCCAAATATTTTGGCTTCGCACACCATTGGAGTCTACTGGATAGCTTGCAGTCTTGCCAACACTGGCCACAATCACTTGCGCCTGCGCCGTTGCTTCTTTAAGGTTAGGGGCATCAGCAGGCGGATATGGTCCGTTCCATTGATTGGCACGTGGTGGAGCAGGAGCCAATGTAATAACTGGAACAGGTGTATTTGCATTAGGAGAACCAGGTGCTGCCAAGCCTGCTTGCACATACGTTTGTCCAGGCACATACGGCTTGCCTGTTACTAAATTATGTTTGTGCCTAAAGTCTGGGAATAGTTGACGATCAACAGATTTCTTTAGTGCTTTGCCTACACCTTGAATGCGCTTCTTGAATGTTGACAATGCATTGCTGGGTATGTCTTCCATCCTACTTAAATGTTTTTGTATGCTACCCAATATACTCTTGGGATTGTAACTGCCTGTACTGAGTCCGCCATTGCCACTTAAACATAACTCTGGCTTGGACAATCTACCTAGGTCGTTTAAAATTGAATTCATCTCTGCAAATTCTGAATCAATCACTTGCCCTAATACATCAGTGATGGGAGGAGCCTTCATTGGAATAGCACATAATCCGTTGAGTGCAAGCAAGCTTTGTACTTCGGCAATAGCACCGTTTACTCTACCCAGTCCTTCCTTGATTCCCAGCGCATCTTCAGCGGCTCGTAACTGGTCTTTTAGTTCTTTAAGATCGTCTTTCAAATCTTTAAGGTTAGGTAGGTCAGTGTACTCGCTTATTAACTTGTCAAGATCTGCACTAACACAAAGTAGCGGACCTTTTAACATATTTTTTAGGCCGCCGAACAAGATAGCACAAATGATATCTTTCATTGACTTGTTTAAAATGCCCTTGGTGCTTACTTTTACACCTGGGATTACTGGAATGTTTGCCATGCTGTACTTATGCCCACTTCAAGTCTGGGTCTAATGCACGTCCGGTTCTGCCGCCACCGTTTTGATAGGTAGCTTTGCCTGTTCTAGTTACCATTACAGAATTTGATTCTGGTGTGCGACCTTTATATGCAACATGTACCCAGTTGCCTTCGTATATGACCTGACTAAATTTAGAATTTATATTTTTACCTATCCATTTGAATAGTATTTTATTTTTTTCTGCAGAACCCAGTGTAATATCTACAGCACTGCCAGTTAAATGGTCAGATGTTTTGCTACCCCCACATGCGGCGTTGGCAGCCACTGTTCTATATCCAGAATTAAATTGACTACCAAGCGTTAACCCACCGTCAATGATTGGATCAAGAATATTTTTACAAAGATTTTGCCAATTACATGCAATCTGTGCGGCAGTCAGGCCTTCCTGTGCCACAGGTTTCATTTTCATTTGAGCAAATTTAAAATACTTGCTACATGCAGTATCCCATAATGCGTCAGTATATGTAGAACAATCTGTAGGATTTGGTGCCGGTGCTGGCGGAGCAGTATCGCTACCACCTACTGCATCTTGATCTCCTTCGCCTGAGCCTGGACCCATAGTTTTGGCCATGTCTTCTGCTTGCGCGGCGTGGCCTTCTTTGGTATCTTCATAGAAAATAATACCACTAGGTGTGGTTTTTCTTCCGCCATTGCCAACAGGTTTTACAGTACACATAAATTAAAATCTCCCGTGTATTTATGGGAGATTTTAATATTAAGGACCTACAAAAACGTCTGGACTTCCTCTGTCCCTGGGACATTCACAGGTGTCCGGATCACCTTGACGGTTAACAGAAATACCCCCAATAAACACAGTAGGGCTACCATTTGCTGTTTCTGGGTCATCGTGTTCGCCAGTATCGTGCCCTTCAACTTTGCTTCCGTCTATTGAAACCAATAAGCCATTGGCATAAACTGTACCTTGTGCAATGTCATACACTTCGGCATCATCATCGTTCTCATCACCTAAACGATGTACAGCTGGCATTATAGTTTCATTCCTGCTGGTGCAAGCTGGATACCACTAAGTGCTGAGGTATATTGGTCAGCAAGTTCTCGATCTGTATTTGCAACACAAACAACCAGAGATTTATTAATTTTTAAATTACGTGTATTTGCAGGATTAACTGTCATTAGATACGGGGTAAGTGCCGGGCCACCTTTTGGACCAACACTTAGTGTAACAGGACGATCGATTGTGTATGAATTGGTATCATCATTGATGTAACAACCAATCAGTTCTTCACCCGAACTCATTTTAAGAGTTACTACGTCTCCATCTTTTTTAATATCAAGTAACATTTTTTTCCTTTAAAAATTTATCTATTCCTACTGTACCACCAATGTATTCACCTTGGTACCAAAATTGCGGGATAGTATTTGGATTTTGTCCTAATCTATGTTCCCAAACAACGAATGCTCTATTTAATGATTCTTCTGCGGTTACATTTACCACTTCAAACTCTACACCAGCTTCTGTAAGTTTTTCTATTGCTGAATGACAACCTGAACACCAGTCAGTAACATACAGTTCGCTAAAACTCATACATTGGGTAATTCATCATAGTCAACAGCCTCACTCATTACACCAATAACATAATTAGTGCTTTCGCTTTCTTGTAGTGCTGTTTGCTTTTTGCTAGTATCAGTGTGTTTATTGAACCAGGGTATAGGTGTTGATTTTGGAGCATTGGCTTGATACTTGATACCAATGTCTTTCAATGCTGATACTGCTGTATAGTCTACAAAGTCTTTGAGAATATTTGCATTAAGGCCAATTACTGGACCTAGCTTAAACAAGTAGTCTGCCCAGGCCTTTTCTTCACGAATAACATCCATGTACAGCTGATATACTTCTTGTTCACACTCGGTCTTGGCTTCAACAAAGCGAGTATCTTCCTTGATTACCTGGTTAATAAGATAAGCAGTCCAACCTTTGTGTAATAACTCGTCTTGTAGAATCAAACTGATAATATTGCCATTACCAATAAAGATTTTGTTCTCAACCATTGCTAAACTTGTAGCGAATGATACCATAAAGCGGAAGGCTTCTAATGCGTAACTAGCGTGTAGTGCCATCCAAACGGCTTTGATGTGTTCTTTCTCTGGAACATTATGTCCAACTTCCTTACGGCAGTTAATAACATGTAGATCATCATAGTAGTTGCCAACACTGCTAGCCATTTCAACAATTTCTTTAGTGTCGTGGATGGTGTTAAACACATCCTTAGGCACGTTATAGATGTTTCGGATGATGTGACTGTAGCTTTTACTGTGGATGTTAGTTTCAAAGAATCCCCAGTTGTACATCAATGATTCAACTTCGGGTAGACTACAAACAGGAGTGAATACCTGTGTTGGGCCGCGTCCTTGTAAACTGTCCAGTGCTGTTTGACGTAACAGATTGCTGGTGAAGATATGCTTAACTGCATCACTTGCATCTTTAAAGTCATTGCTATCTTTTGTTAAACTAATTTCTTCAGGCTGCCAAAAGAAGCCTCGAGCAGTTTCTTCAAAATCTGCAATCTTTTTATACTTGACTTCTTCAAATCGTTGAATGGTAACAGGCCCTGCTGGGTCTAAGAACATCTTACGATTAAGATAGTCTGTTTTTGTGTTTAAGTTGTATTGTGCTTTACTCATAATTTACATGCCTCGCAATCTTCTTCAAGATCAAAGTCTATAGGTTCTAGCATAGGTGGTGCATCTTCAGCAACGGCTTTGCTACCTGCTTTGTTTATTAGACTATAATAAAAAGTCTTTAATCCCCAAATCTGAGCTTGCATCAAGTTCTTGGCAATTAATGTTGTAGGTACTTTGCGATCAGCAAAGTGTGCAGGATTATAAAATGTGTTTGTACTAATTGACTGATCAACATAAGCGGCGATAACTGCGGCTGTTTTTAAATAACCGTCACAGTCTTTTTGTTCCCACATTAATTGATAGTTTTTGCGGACCTTAGAATTTTGATACTCAGGGACAACTTGTACAAAACTTCCTGCTTTGCTTTCCTTAACACTAATTAAACTCATTGGCATTTCAATGCCATTAGTGCTGTCAATTACAACTGAACTGGATTCAACAGGAGCCACTGCCATTTGTGTAGCATTACGGACACCATAACTACGCATCATAGCACGTAGACCTTCCCAGTTTAATTCTGGTTCAAAGTTAGCCAATTCATTAACGCCTTTAGCACGTAACTCCCAAGGAAATACACCTTGTCCATATCGTGTCTTATCACTATGTTCACAACGACCACGCTCTTGTGCTAGTTCTACACTGGCTTCTGTTAAGTAGTAGGCTTGATGCTCCATCCAAGTTTTAACTTCTTGTAAGGAATCTTTCTCGCCATAACGTAAGCTACGTTTGGCATGCCAGTAGGCCAAGTTGGTGATACCAATTCCCAATGGACGAATCTCATCATTGCTTAACTTTGACTGAATTGATAAGAAATCTTGATAGTCCAATATATTATTGAGACTTCTATGTAAAATGCGACAAGCACGGCGCATATCTTCAGGATTACGGAAGGCTCCCCAATTAATGGAACCAAGAGTGCATAAAGCGATGCGGCCATCAGCATCATCGAGACGCTTAAAAGACTTAGTAGGTAAAAGAATTTCACAGCAAAGATTACTTTGATAAATCGTATGATACTCAGGATCAAACGGGCCTTGCTTCATTACATTGTCAATGAACACAAGATAGATACGTCCTGTATCAGTACGTTCTTTTAAAATACCACTCTTGAATACTTCTTCAGCACTCATTGTTTTCTTACGCAAGCCTGATTGCTTTTCGTACTTGACATACAGTTCTTCAAACAGTTCTGTGTTTGAATAAAAGGCTTCGTACAAGTCTGGTACTTCATTTGGATCAAAGAATGTTATGTTTTCTTTGTTTTTAAATCGTCTCCAGAAGAAAGCACTAAGCACAACCCCATAATCCATATGACGGACTCGGGTTTCGTCGGTTCCTTGGTTGTTCTTAAGAACAATAAGATCATCAAACTGATGATGCCAAATAGGATAAAAAACAGTAGCACTTGCATTACGAATACCTCCCTGACTGCAACTACGGAGGTCTCCAAACCATTTCTTCAAGAATGGGATCATGCCCGTGTGCATAATTTCACCGCCCCTAATAGGACTGCCTAACGGACGTAGTCGTCCAATTTCTAAACCAATGCCAGCACGTTTGCTGGCATACTTGGCCATCATTTCCCCACTAGCAAATATGCTATCAAGATCATCATCACTGCGAATAAGCACACAAGAACTGAATTGTTTTGTAGGTGTGCCCAAGCCAGCAAGCACAGGAGTAGCAAGAGTAAACAGTCCATCACTTGCGGCATTATAGTATTCCTTTATGTAGCGCATTCTTGCACTATTAGGTTCTTCCTTATGAAAGACTGTGGCGGCAGCAACCATGTATCTAACTTGTGGAGTTTCATATGTGTGTTTTGTACTGCGATTTTTGACCAAGTACTTTTCAATCAGTTGTTCAATTGCCGCACAAGAGTATAATTCATCTTTGGCATGGTCAAGCATGGTATCCATCTTGTCCCAGTCTTCTTCGGTATACCATTCCAGCAATTCTGATGTGTATAATCCAGTGGATACATTTGTCTTAACAATTTCGTACAGGCGTGGAGGAGTGTAACTGCCATAAACATCCTTACGCAACATGCTAAGTCTATGCTTGCCTGCCACGTACTGATAATTTGTATGACCTACATCAGGATTTGATTCTGCGTCAATTAGATCTACAATGGCTCGCAAGGTGATTTCATCAATTTCACGTGTGCTAATACCGTTATAGAAGTGTGGTTGTGCTTTGATTTCAATCATGCTCTGACTTACATCAGCAATACCACTACACACTTTACTGATCTGGGCTTGCCATTTTTCTACTGCTAGTGGCTCTACATTGCCACTTCTTTTAATTACATTTATAATATTCTTGCTCATATTTTCCATTATTTGCTTGCGTCCTCAGTCAGATTCAGACAAATACTTACCGCTGACCTATTACGCAATATCTTTACACTTTAACCAGTCTAGCCAGGTCGCTAGGCACCCAATGTTTCAAAATTTGGGCATCGCTAAAATTAGCGTCAATCACTTCACCATCGTGATAATTTAACAACTTGTTACCAAGCACTTCAACTAGTAATCTGGGTTGTTCATTTATCACAGCTAGAATTAAACGGCAGTCAATGCCGCACAATACTAAACTATAAAACATTCCTAGCCCCTGAGCACTTGGACAGAAAGACCCGTTACTGACTAAAGTCCACGGATCAGGCCAAGTTTCTTCTCTCCAAGGGTCAAATGTTTTTGTGACTAAAGGGACAAATTTCCACCATGTTGCAACTTCTTGACAGGCGGATTCAGCGTCCATTTCAGACAACTGTAATCTCCAATCACGCCAGGCTTGCAACTTCCCTTGTTTATCAAAGAACCAATGTTCAGTGCTACGATGTTCCACAACGATACTTATATTAACTTGTAATACTGTTCTACTCGTTGCAACCACAAGTCGCTATAGTGTTTAAACTCTGCACCTTCAATGATGAATGTTTGATACTGGTTCTCTCTGTCAACCATGAACAGTACACCTTGCTGAATATCAGTTCCATGTACTTCATTGTGTGCCAGTGCGTATGCTGTAGTTTGGATAAAGTAATCCTGCATCCACTCGGGCTTTTTCATTTTCTTGGCCGTCTTATGGTCCATGATACTGGGCTTGCCCTTGTACACGCCACACAAGTCTGTGGTGCCAGCATACAGGCCGGGATAGTATAGGCTGGCTTCCATGCCCCATACTTCATCAACTCCTGGCAGGCCTTTTTCAATAACCTGATCACTCATTGCTCTGGCCAGTTGGTGGATAGGAGTACTGCCTGGAGGGCGTTCAATGCCCTCAATAAAGTTCTCAATGTGTTTGTGTACCAAGGTACCCAGGCCAGCACTCTCTGTACTAATACGTTGAGCTTCTGCTTCACCTACACGCTTCTTCCATTCTATTAAGAATGTTTTGTCTGCTGTAGAACTTAGGATTGTAGTTACACTAGGAACCTTTGAACCATCTGGCGTAGCATAAAGACGACTAGGACCATCGATCCTAGTTAGTTTTTCATATTTGAATTTGGGATTAAATGTTATCATTGTCGTTTATTATAAACGATAACGATAGGAAAGTCAATGATTGATTACCAAGCAATGACCCACTGGAAAGTGGTTTGTGTAACTGGATTCATCTGACGATCAATTGTGTATCCAAGATCACTAAAGTATTGGACAACCTTGTTCATTTGCAGAGTCTTTTGACGGTCTTCTCTGGTTGCAGTCCAAGTGTCATAATATTCCGCGGCCAATGCATAACCTACATCAGCGGCATTTTTTGCCATTGTACTTGTTGTAGCAACTACAACTTCTACTGCGCCGTCTGCACTAGCCAATAGCACTTCTTCTTCAAGGTCTCGTATTTCTCTCAAAACATAAATGTCTTGCAATGACTTTACACGAGCCTCAGCGGCTGTTAACATTACTCTACTCATATTCCTAAATCCTTGCGAGCTTGGCTAATAGCATCTTTATTAACTTTGTTTTTGTTTTCTTCTGCTTGTGCTTCTGTATCAGCACTAGGTACAGTTGTTAAAATTATTTCGTTGTTGTTAACGTCTGCTACAAGATTGTTGTTTTTAGCTTTGAATGTAGCAATCAATCCGCGAATGGCATTGATTTGACCTGCCGCACTAAATCCCATTCGGTTTAATTGATCTACCATGGCATTCATAGGAATTTTTGCTACACCATCATTTTGATTTTTAATAATCAACATTTTGATAGCGTTAGCAAAATTCTTATCAACTGTGGCTAGTTCACTCAATACCACTCTTCATCTCCCTGCCAGTGGTTTCACCTTCTGGACCAGAACTACTTGGGAAAATAGGAGCAGATGCATCGGCTGGTTCAGCTGACATATCAGGACTGATTGCAGGGGCTCCGCCCGTCAATCCACTAATTGCAGAGTCAAGTGTGTTCTTGGTATCCATTAAAGCCGTAATGGCCGCATCCAATGCTGCCTTAACAGTTTGTGCATACTGCTCACCTGCGGCATCACCAAAACGTTCTTTGATTTGATCAACTAAAGTAATCATATCGCTACCTAGCATATCAGCAACATCTTCAATCATGCCTTGGAATTCATGGTTCATTGCTTTTGCCGCAATAACTACTTCAGCTTGTTCAATGTCAGCATCATCTAGTTCGCCTTCAAAAAGCACTGCATCAACATTGGCCATTTCTTCGTAAATTTCTCTATGAAGGATAGCTCGTGTATAAGCTTGTCCGCCTTTGCTGGCTAAAATGTTAATTTCTTCGTTAACACGAGCTAACTCTGCTCTTAGGCGTCTTCCGCCCATGCTTTCAACTACAATGCTTTCTTTGCGTAATGCAGATCTAGCGGCTTGTGCTGGTGTTTTTATGGTTGTAATATCATTAAATTTCATAATGTTCTCCGTAATCTATTTAGCGTCTTTTTTTGTTTAACTTGGTCACACGTTTACTTAGTGGGTTAAATTTCTTGGTACGTTTGATTTTCATTGCAATTCTGCCACGCATTTTAGCCTTTGTACGTTTAAAACGTAGCCGCTTTTTGATATCAATTTTCTTGCTACAACTACTGGCCGCGCTTACAACTCTGCCCCGTTTACGCCCGGAAGTACAGCGTACTTTACGCTTGATTTTCTTACCACTTCTGGCCCAAACTATTTTAGCTTCAACTAGTATTTTCATTTATTATTTTGGCAAATTTGTGATCACATAACCTAGCATAGCTAGCAAGCCTACAATTACAGTTGCGGTGGATGTAACCATAATCTTAAATTTTTCATCTTTGGCACTGCTTAACATGGATTTAATGTCAGCCATTGCTCTTGAATTTTCCATTTTAAATGCATTGAAATCACCATGTAAATGATCCAACCCACTTTCAACATCTTTAAACTTTTCTTCTAGACGAGCATATCGCTCCGCACACAACTCAACGTGCATTTCTAGACTTGAACTTTCTGTGATAGCCATTTCCGTTCACCCATAGATATAACACACCATGCGAATCATATCTGCTGTGTGTTGGTTTAATATGCCAAGATGAGCCTGAGTGAGTTATGTACTAACGTTTGTTTTATTATGCTATATTTAGCAAATTTAGAAAGTTTCGTGCCTGATAAAAAACGTGTTAGTTTCAGGGCCTGATGTGATGGCGCGGCCCGGCAAGGTGACAGTTTCAGTTAAGCCAACTGTCATATATTGTTCGTTGGCCTCTACTGTTAATGTTTCTTCAGTCATTTGGCCAATAGCGCCGGCAATCCATTTCAAGCACCATACTCGCTGTTTGCCAGAATATATTTCCCCAAATAGCTCTGTACTCAAGTCTTGATTTTCAAAGCATTCAACACCAGCCAGCAATGGTTGACCACGTGAGGAGACGATGGTCAGAAGGGTGGCTAAGTTATCTCGCCCATCTGGGCCTATATCGTATAATGTCCAGGCTGAAAAAAATTCAGGGTCTCCGCCAAAATGCGATCCAGGAACTGTATAAGATTTTTTGTCAGCCATTACATGTTTCTTCCGATTGCATAACCTACAGCAAAGCCACCTGCGGCTTTGGCAACTCCTGATAAAAATCCATTTCCTGATCTTGATCCAACAATTGAACCTGCACCCAGTGCCGCAAGTTCTGCATTGCCTACATCAGTAAGTTCCATACCCTTGTTCCTTGCTAATGTTTCAAGTACTGGTAGCAACTCGCTTCGTCTACCGCGCAATCTGTAATACTGTAGTAGACGAGTAACACACAGTTGCCGCTGAGTAGTTGTTAAATTTTCCCAATCTGTAATTAGACGTCTTAAACTTTTGTAATTACTAATGTCAATGCCCATTTGGCCTTCGAGTCTATACATGATACGAATAGCAGTAGTACGATCAAGTGTACCACTTGCAATGCCACGAAGAAAGTCTTTTACCAGTTTTGCATTAGTGCGTAACTGTGTGGCCAGAGCAGAGTTTTGCTCGTTGGCCTTTAATAAAGATGCTGTGCGACCAGTTGGGTAAAGCATGATGTGTAGACCTTGGTATAGGTCTGTTCCGCCAACTCGCGGATTTGTAAAGTTTGCAAATGACATTGTACGAGTTGCATACTCTTGTGCGAATGGTCGTGTTTCAAATTCTTTGCTTAACATGTATAGTGTAAGCAAGTTAAGGAAAACGCTATCAACAGTATCACGCAAAGTCAATTGACTAAGATGGTTGTTACGAAACATTTTGCTTTCGTTGCAGTTCTCTTTAATAAAACTAAAGTCTTCCATATTATACCTTTTTCATAAACACAGGTCTGTTTACAATTTTAATTTTGCCATGTGGTGTATCTGACACAAACCCTTCGTGTCCTGGTTCATCTCTAACTGTGGCTGTAACTGCCGCATCATGTCCAGCATGTGCATCAAGTTGGGTTTTTAACTTGTACTTGAGTGCAACTAATTTATTGGCAACTTCAAATACACCAGTAAATCCAGCCTTATTCTTGTTAATATGATCCAATACATTCTGTAATTTATTGGCTGTTAATTTGCTTCTCATTGGGTCTTGTAACCAAGCCATAAAGTCTTTACCACTTAGACCTTGTTGACCAATGCCAGCTCTATAATTTAAGTAACTTTTGAATATGTCTGGTAGGTTAGAAATTTTTAATGAGCTGATTGAAAAATTGTCAAGTAGCTTGTCAATTGCATTTCCGTACTTTTTAATAACGCTATCAACTTGTGCTACATCTTCTTCAGACAATTCAAAAGGGGCAGATCTAACTTGCATTACTGGGCTTAATACAACAAGACCCGGGCTTGGCTTTAGATTTTCAATTTCTGCAGGAGTCATTGCTCTTGGCTCTGCCTCTGTTGTATCTGTAAAGTAGCTGTGTACAACAATGCCTGCTTTACTTGCTTTAATTTTCTTGCCCAGGTCACTGGCTGGGTCAATTGTGTACTTTACCTTTAGAGGTTGGATTTCAATTACACCGTCGTGTACAACAGGAGTACTCATCCACATGATGTCACCTTGTACAAAGCCACGGAACTTGGCAGGAACAATTTTCTCCAGCATTGGATACAGACTGGCAATTTGTGTCGAGTATTCTAAACGTCCTTGATCATCTGGTTTACGATTGTAAATCATGTCTCGGAACATTTTAGCACTGCGAGCCATGCCATCATATTTCTTAGCACCAAAGCCAGCCTTGTCAGTCATGATGAATCCATTTTCATCACGTCCAAATATAATTGCAGGAGTACCATCCCACTTAACTGAGTTAACAGTAGGATCAACTGCCGCATGTTTCATTGCATCAAGTGCTCGTTGTGCGCCGCTACTGCCTTCTTCGAATACCAGGTCTTCGGGATGGTCAATGCGAGCCTTTGCTTCTGACAGCATTGACTTCTTTTTGTATGTTGCTATTTCAAATATTTTCATGTTGTAGGGTTTGCACTATTATATGCTTCTCTTGCTTTGTCGTAAACATCTTTCATTTGTACCGGTGTAAGGTTGGGATTGGAAGCTAACGCATTACGTAATGCAGACTCTCCTGCGGTATGAGAATCTGTCAATGATTGTATTTCTTCTTCAGCATCAGGAGAAACGGTTGGTGCTTCTTTCTTTGCTGGTGCGCCAAATTTCATGTTGTCAATTAATTCTAGTGCAGATTTTCCCCATGGTTGAACGTAGAGAATTTTACTTTCATTGGCTGGGCGGCCTCCTGCTGTTTCTTTGACTGCTATTTCTAACCAGGCATTAAATTGAGCCTGAATCACTGGGGTTACCTGGGCTATAATCTGAGCCACAGCATCAGGATTAACACTAGCAGAGTGACCAGACAATGCTGATTTAAGTTGTAGCGTAGAAACCAGTGCCGGTGGGCTTGCAAGTAAACCTTGTAGCCTTGCATTATCAAGTACTGCGTATTTCTCTTGGACAGTTTTAATCATTTGAATGATCAACCATTGTAGGTGATCCTTAAAATCTTCATTTGGTTGTAAGGCACGTATTTCAGGTGAAGTTGGATTACACAAAATCTCTTTTACTTGTTCTCCTGCGGCATTGAACTTTTCTAAATCGGCTGGATCTACTTCAAAGTCTTCTAAGTCTTCTTTGGTTGTTTTAATAAAAATGATTGTGCCTGCTACAATTAGAGAAATAGTACGTATACTATCAGCAAGATCATTTGTTAAGCCCACACTAGGGACTCGTGTTGTTATAGCTTGAAATATTGGACGAAGAATATTATCATCTGCATCTCTACCAGCAATTAACATTTTTAAAATTTCTACTTTATTGTCAATGATTGCGGATTGGATTTCAGCAGGGGTAACACTGATGCCTTCTTTGCTGGCCATTGCAACACCAATTGCTTCAGCTTGCTTTAAAATCATCCCAACTGGAGTTGGGGCAGATCTATCATTAACACTATTAGCTTGATTGCCAAGACGAGCAGTAACCTTAGGAGTTGTTGCATTTGCTATAGAATCTGCAAATTTGTTTAAGGCAGCATTTTGTCCACGCATTGCTCTTATTACACCAGTTGGGCCATCACCCCCAGCCATGTTTTGGATCTTGGCAATAAAATTGTCAATAAAGCCTTCTTTTAATCTGGGCTGTTTTAAGTCGTTTACTTTCACTGGTCGTTTTCCTTGATAGATCTTACGCCTCGAGTAAACTTAGCTGTGTCTCCGTTTTTAATGGCTAGCTGTAATCTTCTAATTAACTCATCAGCTTGAGGCTGTGTGTAATTTTGCTGAATTACTTCCATTAAATTAATTACACGGGCAATAGCTTGCACAGCCAATCCCTCAACAAGTAAATGTTTATCTTGCTTTGGGACTAGCCCTGTAATTTCGTCTAGAATACTTCGAGTGTGTTTTCGCATATTAATATATTTAGCTAAATAATCTATATAGGAGATTGTAAAATGCAATTATCGCCAAGCGCACAACAATTAAGGGACTTAGCCAATAAGATTTCCCGCTTAAATGAGTATGATACTCATACAGATACTGGGGAACCAGACCACGATATTAGTACCGGAGAACTTGCTCGTTTAAAGCAAGCACTAGCCCCACTAGTGAGTGATGAATTACAAAGTCGTTTTATGCAAACTTTGAATAAAATGGCAAGTGGGCAACCAGTAAGCTTTTCAGAGTCAAAACTGATTACAGCGGCCTTTATTAGTATGGCAGACATTATTGCTAGTGATAGTTCACTGATTAGTAGATTAAGAAAAGACATCAGGGACTTCAATGTTGACCAAGGGGAAGCTGGTGCCGCACCTGAAGACGATATTGCCGCAGATGTAATGCCAGATGTTAGTATGACTGATCCGTACAAAATAAAATAATTAGATTTCACGGCTAACAATAGCCCTTAATGCGTTTCTATTTGCACTGGTTGCAACAGGAGCGGTTAGGGGCTTTTGTACGGGCTCAGTTTCACTAGTTGCAGTTGCACCACCTGTCGGGTAGTCCCAGGCATGAGTACCTGTTGGCTTTTCCCATTTAGTAGATGCTGGTGGTGTAGGTGTTTCAGTGTTAACTGTGGTACCTAAATTGGATCTTGCCCGCACTTTATCATACACATCTGATGCGCGAGTTGTCGTACTTCCACCACCACTATCCACTGCGTCAGAGATACGCATTGTATCTGGATTGAAGCTCAAATCAATTTTCTGTCCAACGCCGGAACTGCTACGTGTTTTCATAAACTGGATTTGTACTGTGCCACGTTCTTTCATGCTAGGTGTACTGTAGATACCAAACACATTGTCAGCAGTTTGAATCTTACTTAAACCACCAGCAATCATTGAGTGATCAAATTCTACGCTTTCCACAGCACTACGATTCAACTGTGAGGCTGTTGCCAGTAACAAGTTTTCTGTAACAACCAAGTTACGTAATTCCTCTGCTACCAGTTTGTCCTTGACAAACATGTCGCTTACACTGATCTTTTGACCAGCTGGCATCATCAAATCCAAGTAGTCAACCAAGATAGCATCAACTTTGATGTCACGTTGTGTTTGGAATTCCCTAATCCATGCCAATAAATCGTTTGGAGTTACGCCATTGGTAAGTTGTACAATCTGTAGCTTACCTTTCTTACCTGCAGACTTGACCTTAAGTTCAACTTCATCCAAGCGTTTGTACAAATCACGTGTGCTCATGTCTGTTAGCATTGCATCCATACGTTGACTACATAACAGTTCACTAAGTTCCAAACTAAAGTAAACAGTATTCATTCCACGCTGTGTCCAGTTTAGTGCCAAATTCTGTAAGAACAAACTCTTACCTGCTCCGGATGCTCCAGCAAAGATGTTTAACTCACCTTTGTTAAAGCCACCATACAACTTGTCGTCTAAGTCTTTCCAACCAGTAGAAACTTGTCCGTTGTTGTCTCTAATTGCTTTTAGGCGACCTACTGGATCTTCAAAGTAGTCAGTACCAAATGTCTTTGGCAGGCCAACTTGTACCGCATCTTTGATTAGCTTTTCAACTGCGCCATACTCATGCTTTTCTAACATGTCTGAACTTGTTAGAATAGCCTTTTCTAATGCTTTGTATCTTGAGAACTTCTCAAACTCTTCCAGGAACCATGAACTATGCTGTACAGCAGTGGCTCCAATGGGCTCAATGT